TGGGGTAATAGATAATGTCAGACGACTGGAAGAGACCAAAAGCGCCCCCACCACCGCTCTTTTTAGGTGAGAAAGAAAGAGATCTGGTTAAACAGGTTAATGATGAGTTAATTGAAAAAGTAATCGGGCAGCAAATCCTTTATTACCCCATCGACCTAGAAAGGACCAATTTTCATGAATTATACGGAGAAGCGGTAAGGAAGACATTTTTGTCACCCATCAGAATATACGCTTTGGTTGAATTTACAAGATTTGAAACAGATTACATGACCAGCGTCGGCGTCGACAAGGTGTGGGAAATTAACGTTCATTTTCACAAAAGACGCCTAGAAGAAGATCAAGACATGTATGTACGTGAGGGAGATTTTGTCCTGTACGGCGATAGTTATTACGAAATAGTTAAATTATCTTACGATAAGCAACTATTTGGGCAAGTTAATCATATTTTTGAAATATCTGCTATTTGCAAGAGAGCGCGGAAGGGACTGTTCGATGCTGCCTAAAAACTTTGACTTTGCAATGCTTCCGGTGGGCAAAGATGCTGCCACTTTAAAAGAGATAGGGATGCTGGAGTCCAATATTGAAAATATAGATTATGCAATCATGTCTTGGATTAAAGAGGATTTAATAATCGGCACAACAACCAACGAAGGGTTTGTAAAAACCCCTATTATTTGGCAAGTTCCGGAAAGGTCATTTCAAATTAAAAATAAAAAAGAGCTAAGGGATGACGATGGTGCATTGAAGTTACCGATAATCAGCGCTGAGCGCACCGGCATTACCAAAGATCCCACCAGAAAGGGCGCCTTTCAAGCGCATTTATATTCCGATGAAAAAGATGGCCGCAGTGGTCGAATGGTAATTGCTAAAAAGATTGTTCAAGACAAAACAAGGAACTTTGCGGCCGCCTCCGGAGTAAGGGGAGACGTAACAAGCGGCAACAAGCAACTTTATTACCCGAGAGTAAACAAAAAAGTGGTCATTAAGACGCTTTCTATCCCTATTCCTGTGTATGTAAATGTTGATTACAAGCTAACCCTCAAATCAGAATATCAACAGCAAATGAACACAATGCTGGCGCCTTTTATCGGCAGAACAGGGCAAATCAATGCGTTCACAATGACAAGAAATGGTCATTTGTACGAAGGATTTATCGATCAAAGCTTCACTCATTCCAATAACGTTAATGATCTTGCAGAAGATACCAGAATGTATACTTCTGAGATTACAATCAAAGTGTTGGGGTATCTCATTGGCGAAGGCGAAAGTGATGATCGCCCACTAGTTCGAATACATGAGAACGTCGTTGAGATTTCGTTTCCCAACGAAGAAGCAGTTCCTGAGGGCAACGATAGTTTTTTTCTTTAGGTCAGGAACTCCTTTTCAACTTGAAAATACTATTTAATTAACGATTGCACTACATTTATGCACATTTCGATAAGAGGAACACAGTATGTCAGTGAAAAGTTTTAAATTTGTATCTCCTGGGGTGTTTATCAATGAAATTGATAACTCCTTCATCCCCAAATCAGCAGACGTTATCGGGCCCGTTGTAGTTGGCCGCGCCACTAGAGGCTTGGCAATGCAGCCTGTAACTGTTGAATCCTACTCAGATTTTGTTGAAATGTTTGGGGACACAGTCCCTGGTTTTGGTGGTGGCGATATTTACCGCGATGGAAACTACCAGTCTCCCATGTATGGAACATACGCTGCAAAAGCATTCCTAGACGCGAATGTAGCTCCTCTTACTTATATCCGCCTTCTAGGGCAAGAAACTACTACTGGAAATGGAGATGCCGCCACTACTCCCGCGGCAGCCGCTGGTTGGCGAACCACCCAGGCCCCGAATAATGTGCCATCCTCAAATGGTGGTGCTTATGGACTTTGGCTGTTCACGTCCGGAGGCAATACCGATAAGATTCTAGGAACCGGAAGCCTTGCGGCTATCTGGTACATTGACGATGGTGCTATTACTTTAAGTGGCACTGTATATGGCGGTTCGATTCGAACTCACGAGGACAATTCAGTTAATGCGTACTCGACCGGCGCCAATAACGTTCTCATCGGTACCGATTCGGAATCCCTCTTCACAGTTGTGGCTTCTGGTACTTTTGGTCCTGAATTGAAAATTCGATTTGGATTTGATGATACATCTCCCAATTTTATTCGCAAAAAGTGGAACACGAATCCACAACTTGTAAGTGGTGCGACGTTCTACACTCCCGAATCGGCCGTAGGCGGTTGGCTTGGTGAAACGTTCGAACAAGAATTAAGAGATAGAGGTTTCACAAGTGGTTCTCTTGGTTGTATAATGGCGATTTCAAACGAAACAACTACTGGCCCTTGGAAAATGCACCCACAGGCTTCTTATGAGGCAAGAACTGGTTGGTTTATTAGTCAGGACTTGGAAACTCCAGCTGCTTATGTTCCGTTTAGAAAACAAAAGCTATTTCGTCTAGTTGGCCGTGGCCATGGCGAGTGGCTTCACAAGAACTGCAAAGTTTCCATTACTAACATCAAGGCGTCGACAACCACTGTAACGGATTATGGTACATTTTCTATTCTGATCCGCAGTCTTAGTGATACCGACAACAATGTTCAAGTAATAGAGAGATTTGATAATCTCAATCTTGATCCTACTTCACCAAACTATGTTGCCCGTGTAATTGGCGATAAATATACTTCTTGGGATGAAACCGCAAGACAGCTAAAAACATATGGCGAATATGACAACAACTCAAAGTTCGTGTATGTTCAAATGAATAATGATGTTGACGCCGGCGCCACAGACGCAAACTTCCTTCCGTTTGGTTATTTTGGGCCTCCCAGGTTTAGAAGTGTTTTCGACCTAAACAGCACTGGTGCCTGTTCAATTACTCCCGGTGGCGCGGCTGGTCTCGGAGGAGATGGTGGTAATATGACCCGATTTTTCGTAACTGGCGGTGCTGGAATTCCAAATTCTGGTTCACTCCAGGCGACGGGCTTGTCAAACGTAGATTGTATGTATCTTTCTGGCGGCGCCGGAGTGGGTGGAACGAAATCAAGCGCTGTTTGCACAGGCTCATTGGTTTTCCCGTCTGTCAGGCTCCGCACTTCTGGATCTGATGGCAGTTTGAGTAACGTAACTGACGCATATTTCGGTATGCAAACAACGAGGACAACCACAAGTACTACGTCAGACGCTAGTATCGCTGACTACCATAGATTGCTTTATTCCGGCTATACAGGCGGCGGTGGTGAAAACGCCACTAATCGCTATGCCACCACTGGTGTAGAAGATTACGCTTATGTATTCTCCCTCGATGACATTGTTCTTAAGTCCGGCACGAGTGACGGTTGGCACTATGTTTCTGGTTCCAGAGTAAGGGAAGCTTCTTATACGTCTGCTTCTTATACCAAGTTGTTGGATTCTGGTCTTGATAAGTTTACGGCTCCTTTCTGGGGTGGCTTTGATGGATTTAACATTAAGAAGCCAGATCCACTTTATAATGGTGGTATGGCAACCACTTCAACGGAAGATAACGATCACACCTATCATACTTGGAAGCGCGCAATGGACACAGTGGCAGACCCTGAATTCTTAAATATGAATCTATTGGCCACGCCAGGTCTTACTACTGCCGCTTTGACTACTCATGCGGTTAGGGTTTGTGAGGAGCGCGCCGACGCGTTGGCTCTCATTGATCTGCCAGATGTATATATTCCGGCTCATGAGGCGTATAAATCCAGCAAAGCTAATCGACTCGGTAGTACACCACAGAATACCGCCAACTCGCTTCGTGATAGAATAATCGATTCAAGTTATGGCGCTACATTCTATCCTTGGGTACAGACGCGGGATGATGCAACCGGTGCAATGCTCTGGATTCCACCATCTGTCGCAATGATGGGTGTTTTGGCATCGTCCGAGGCTGCATCAGATATCTGGTTTGCTCCCGCGGGCTTTAACCGCGGCGGACTCTCTGACGGCGCTGCTGGTATCCCCGTTACGGGCGTTACTCAGCGGTTGACCTCAAAAGAGCGTGATACGCTGTATGAAGCCAACATTAACCCCATTGCTTCTTTCCCCTCTAGCGGAATAGTTGTCTTTGGACAGAAGACGCTGCAAGAGCGTCAATCTGCTCTTGACAGAATTAACGTGCGAAGGTTGGTGATTTACTTGAAGAAGCAGATTTCCATTCTTTCAACGCAGATTCTCTTTGAGCAGAATGTGCAAGCAACGTGGAATCGATTTAAGGCTTTGATTGAGCCATTCCTTGCTAACGTCAAGGTGGGCTATGGTATTACGGATTATCGTCTGATTCTTGACGAATCCACCACTACCCCGGATCTTATCGATCAGAATGTTTTGTATGCAAAGATTATGATTAAACCTGCTCGTGCTATTGAATACATTGCCATCGACTTTGTTATCATGTCAACAGGGGCATCATTTGATGATTAAAGATGTGAGGGATTTTTCCCTCACCACACTATTTAAAAATAGATTATAGGAGTTCTTAAAAATGCCATTCTGGTCAACAAACTTTGGTGAAGACACCACATTAAAAGATCCAAAGAGACAATTTAGATTTTATGTGGAGTTTCAGGGGATTAGCGCCCCACAGGGCGGTGCTACACTTTGGTATGCTAAGACAGCAGCAAAACCAAGCTTTACGGTCGAAGCCGTACAACACAATTATTTGAACCATGTTTTCAACTATCCCGGAAAAGTAACATGGCAGGACATTACCATTACACTTGTTGACCCAGTCGACCCCGATATGGCCGCGACCTTGGCTGATATTCTCGTTCAATCCGGTTATTCTCCTCCCACTGACGCTACTACCGATAGCATGGGGACCATTTCTAAAGCAAAAGCTGCCGGTGCGCTGGGAACTGTGATTATTACCCAGATTGATTCAAATGGCGGAGAATTAGAAAAGTGGACACTTTGGAACTCTTTCCTTACTGAAGCAAAGTTTGGTGAGTTGGCTTATGGTACTGATGATTTAACTGAGATGTCTGTCACCCTTAAGTATGATTGGGCGAGAGTTGAGACCTTTAATAATGGTTCAGTTCTTGTTGCCGGTGACGGTGGCACAGAGTTCTTCAGCGTATAATAGATAAAAAAGAGGTGTATATTGTCTAGAAACAGAGACCGCATGGGCGGTGTTCAACAGCACGACACGACTCCTCCACCACAAGCAATGCAAAACGAAGGTGGTGGTGGTTTTTCGTTTGTCGTTCCCACGGAGTTCGTGGAATTGCCATCACAGGGAAAGTTTTATCCACAAGACCATCCCCTGCACGGGCAAGATAGTATTGAAATTCGTCAAATGACGGCGAAAGAAGAGGATATTCTTACATCAAAAACGCTCATCAAAAAAGGTGTTGCGCTTGATAGAGTAGTCGACAACTTAATTGTGGATAAACGAATAAAACAGGATTCTCTCTTGGTTGGTGATAAAAATGCAATTATCATTGCCATGCGAGTTTCGGGATACGGCAACGAGTATAATACCCGAGTTGTGTGTCCCTCATGTGCGACAGCGCAAGAATATTCCTTTGATTTAAATGAAGCTAAAGTCCATAACGGCATAGAGGGCGATGAGATAGATGTTGCTAATAACGGGGATGGTACGTTTAATATTACGCTTCCGAGAACGCAAGTAGAGGTGACTTTTCGACTCCTTACGGGGAGAGATGAGAAACAGCTATTTAAAAGCGCGGAAGCGGATCGAAAACAAAAAACCTACGAGAAAAACATTACCAGGCAAATTGTCAACATCGTAACCGCAGTCAACGGCGACTCTTCTCAAGAAGCGCTAAGTTACTTGGTTCAAAACGTTCCCTCTATGGATTCTCGGCATTTACGAATGGCATACAAACTAATTGCGCCAAATATTGATCTTACCCAGCAATTTGTATGTGCAGAGTGTGATGCGGAGCACCACTTGGAGGCTCCGCTTTCTGCGGACTTTTTTTGGCCTGACCGATGAATACATGGAGAACGTGTACGAGCAGTTCTTCTTTTTGAAATATTCCGGCGGTTGGTCTTTTTCGGAATCATACAATTTACCAATAGGTTTGCGTAAGTGGTTTGTCGAACGATTGGTACAACAATTGGAAGCGGAAAACGAAGCGATTGAGCGATCCACGAAAGGTTCCAACAAAACGCAAACATTAGGCGCCCACAATCAGCCGCCGCCGCCATCACAAATGATGGCAAGGAACAGACGGGGTTCATAGCCCTGTCTTTTTTTATGGGAAACTATTTAAGTTTAGACACGCTCAGAGGGCATCACTATGGCTGATAACAACAATAATAACAATAATAATGGTCTAGCCGGTGATCTGAAGACCATGATGAAAGAGCAGCTGGAAGTTTTAAAAAGAATCGAGCAGCTGCAGGCTGCGCCAGGAAAACGAGCAGAAGAAGGAGCTGCAGCGGTAGCAGAAGGGCGCGTCGGCGCCGAGGCGCGCCTCAAGATTGTAGAAGAGGAAGAGTCGGCACTCAAAAAGATTGTTGATCATTATGAACAGATAAAGGTCGGCGCAGGATTGGATCTAGATTATTTAGAGAAAAAAGGTCAGCTAATAGCTCAACAGGCCCGACAC